CTTGGTGTTATTAAATCTTGTCTTGTATTTGTCATTTGTTTGAAAACTCCTTGTCTTGCATCAAAGAATTTGGCCGTCATATAAAAAGTTGATATATCAATAAAGTCTCTATTTCTTAACCAATAAATAAAAAATCCTTCTTTATCTGATCCAATATAATCTAATGACATAAATGGTCTTTTGATTTCAACTAACGGAACTAAATTACTTAATGTTGCCGTTTGAGTTAATCCTTGTTGAGTTGGTAAAATAACAGAAAGATAAATTTGTTGTGTTCTTTCTTCTGTTGTATCATAAAAATCCAACTTGAAAAATGACTTAGTAAAAGGTTTTGAAAAGTAATAAACGTCTTGAACTGAAAATCCATTATTCAAATATGAATTAGTCCAGTTTCCTACTGTGTTTGCCGTTATTGGTGATGAATAATCGTAGAAATTAAATTCGTAATTAATAAAACTTTCAGTGTTAGGAAAAATATTATGTGCAAATCTTGCAATTTCAAAATCTGCAGGTGCTCCCGTAACTTGTTTTAAAACGTCAACTTCATATTCTGAAATACTGTCATCACGACCCATAAAGTCCCATTGCATGTTAATTGGTATATTAACAAACTTATCGATGTCGTCTTTTACTATTCTAATTCTATTCGCATTCATCGGCAATCGGATCTGCAATTGTTGTTATGTTCGCAGGAACTTGACCTATTGTCGCGTAGTCACTAGGTATATTATAATTTTCGGGTGTAATTCTAAATATTGTATTTTTATATGGATAATGTGAGTTGTTTAAAAACGGATAATCAACCCCAACCCCATCAGTATCAATAAATCCATACGGATAAAGATCCCTCCATCTAAACAACGCATTTGTTGTTGAGTAATAAGCGTAATCAGGAATACCAACCACATTTTCAGAACTTCCTTCTTCAATATAATCAGAGAAAGCCCTAATTTGTATTTGTGAATGTGGTGAATAAAAATATCCAAATTGGTTAGTAACACTTTGTGGTGGTTCTGATAATTTGAACCAATTTGCATTATAAGTTATTTTATGTTGGTATTCTGAAATAACTCTTTCAAATTGTTCGAAATCATTCCATTCACAAAAATCTCCATCAATAGTATCTCCTGTAGTTAAAAAGTCATTATAAAAGAATGGACCTTGACCCACTAATGAAGTGTATTGATTTTGATTAATCAGGGTATTTGAATCAGGATTGTTTTGATCCCACCAAGTTTGTGGTTGGAAGTTATCTAAATATGTGTTAAAATACCACCCTTGTTTTAGTCTTTGAGTCCACCCAAAATAACCTCTCCAAATTGTTGTAAAATATAAATTAGACACCGGTCTATCTTGATTATCTTTTAATCCGTTTATATCAACATCACAATTGAATGATAGATTATAAGATCTGGATCCTTCTTTAACTGATGTTCTTTGTCTTTGATTTGGAGTTAATACTTTTACTTCACATTTCTTTTTATCGAAATAAACATTTTGTTCAAATCCTGCGTTTGTTAAAACAGAACAATCATAATTTGTAATTATTTTGTGTTTTCTAACATAATATTTTGATATGGTGTCAGCAGAATTGGCCAAATTTATTATTCGTTTAAAAGTTCCTTGAGTGTTTGTAAAGAAAGTTGTTCCTGTATATCCAACGTTTCTAAGATTGAAGATATAGATGTCTGATCCTGATGCGGGATCTCCCAAACTTGTAACTTGAAAAAATGAATTACCGTTATAGTTTATTGATAATTGAACAAATTCACCTACCGATAATCCGTGTGGGACAGGACATTTAAACTGAATATCTCTAACTAAGTTATCAGTTCCTGCTTTTATATAAAAAGGTATACCATCTGAAGCAATCCAACTCCAAGAAAGAGTTGTTTGTGGTTCAATAGCATAAAGTTGTTTATTGTAATCGTTGGTATAAGCGTAACTTATGTAATGTGACCAGTTATATGTGGACGCACTAACTTTATAAAAATCCAAATGTCTTCCATTACCAAAAGTATATCCTGAAACATCATAGTCGGTTCTAATAAAGTCGAATTCAGGATATTGTGGAAAACCATCCCATAAAACAGATTGGTCTGTCGCATTAGGTGGAACAGAAGGAATTCCTTGATAGTAATACGCCACTGCGTTGTTTACTGCGTTTGTATAATATAAATTGTCTCTGAATGGTGTGTAGTTAGTTGATCCGGTATAAGCATTTTCAAATAAAATGGTAAACTTTGTTACGGGTCTAAAAGTGGTTGATAATTGTCTTTCCTCATCAAATACCGTGGCCAAGTTTAAATCAACACTTCTATCAAACTCAATGATTTCTTTATTACTCTGTGCAAAAGGAACATTAATAAACTGATCGGTTCTTGGTGCTCCTTTAAACCTTTCAGTTGATAATATAATATTTGTTGTTGGATCTACTGTCATTATTCTCCTGTTGCTACGTAAAGTTTATAAAAACGATTGATTGCCGTTTTTCCATTATTTAAACCAAAGTAGAAGTGGTATGGAGCCCCAACAACAACTGATTGAAGTGCGTTTGGTCCCGTTGGTATTCCTTGTGACGAAACAGGAACAGGTTGTCCTTGAACGACCCCGTTTGAGTTTGCATCAGGGTTGTTATTTAAGAAGTTTGATATAAAACCAAATCTAGTAGTTGGTGTTATATATTTTTCTTGTGGTGATGTAAAATCTAAATCTTGATATCTTTTTTTGGTAAATCCTGTTGGGAAAGTGTTTGTATACCAATTATTATCTTCAGATCCAAATATGTTAGGAGTTCCGGCCGAATTTTGTGGTAAAGATATAGTCCATCTATAATGTGGAACTTCTTGAGATTTAGAATACCCAAATTTTTCTTCAATAAGAGGATTAAAACTATACGTTTCAATTCCTGGTGACATTATTTTTCTATATCTTTCTTCATTAGTGTTTGATGAGAAAAATAACCCCATTATTGGTTTTATTTCATCGGAGTTTATCTGTCCTGTAGTTCCGTTTTGATTATCACCAAAATATATATAAGTATTGTTTGGTATATTCTCTGTAATGAATGGTGAAACTTTCCACTCTGAGTTTATTGATAACATTTGAGACCAGTCCCCATCAATTCTGTAACCACCTCGGGTGCTATTAAAGAATTGGATAATCCCTTTTCCTTCTGTAGAATTATCTCCAACAGTAATTGGTAACATTCGTTGTCTTACACCCTCATTTAGAATACGTGACAAAAATCCTAATTGTATAATGTCAGAATTATCTTGATATGAAGTGGCCTTTAGTTCATCGGAATAATACGAACCAAAACCGTCAACACCAGAACAACATATTTCATTAATAAAACTATCTCTTGGTCCTAAATCAACCACAGTTGTTGGGAACTGAATTTGTTTTTGATTATATCCTAAACCAGGGAATTCTAAAATACTCTGAGGTAAATTTGGGTTAGCGATTGGTGAATTTTTTCCAACAAATTGTTGTGTATTATCATTCCATGGTGATGATCTATAATAGAAAGTATTTGATATTTCATTATATAAAATCACATCTTCACAATAATCATAATTTGGTTGTGCAAACCCGTTGAATGTTGTTCTTTTATTAAAATTAAACATATATAATGTTCCGTTAATCCAATTGTTTTGGAACACTTGTGCAAAAACACCTCTACAGGCTGCAAAATTCATGGTGAATCTTGTTTTCCATTCTAAAAATAATCTTGCGTCTCTAAAATATTCAGGAATTAAATATAACTTTCTAAATACAGGTATATTAGTTTCTTGATAATTCAATAAACAATAACAACCATTTATCATACGATTAGTTGGAACCGAACATTGACCTTGCGGAACAACACCTACATTCTGACCTGATCCTGAATAACAAGCTAAAGGCACCATACCTTCACAAGTTAAAGTGTTTGTAAGAGCCTGAGTATCAGGGTCTAAGTCAAATGATTCACCATTTATTAAATCACCTCCGGTAGATACAACAGGTTGAGATTCAACACCAGATTCGGTAAAGAAAGCAAAATTATCATTTTGATGTAGGGCAAATCCTGTTTGTGGTCCTGCACCATTTTGAACATCAGTTGAGGTTGGTAACCTATCACTTCTCATTACAATTCTACTTGGGTTATTAAAATTAACCCCAGGTAGTCCATATCTATAATATGCTGGTGAATATAACGCCGAAAGGTTTCCACCATTTGATGCAGCAATAAACGATCCATTTTGGTATCCGTAGTATTGATCTTTTTGACAATCTGCATTACAACCTGACCCGTCATTAGTTTCAGCAAATCCTGTAAATGTGTTTTTAAACCATCCAAGATAAGTTCCACCCACCATGTAATAATTTTGAGTTAATGGTATTGTTCGTAGACCATTAGTTTGTAAAAAAGAAGTAGTTGAGTTGTTATTGGTAGGCCACAACGAAGGGACAGGTGTGTATAAAGTTGCGTTGGCCGGTGCCGAAGTATCATCAGTATTCAAATAATAATAAGGTAAGTTTGAAGTGAATCCACTATATTGAGATGGATCAATACTAAATGTGTATGAAGGAAAATACAACTGACTAACATTATTGGTTGGCGTGTCGTGTTGAGCCGGTTTAAGTCCTGTTGATGGTAATGCTTGTATTGGTATGTTTAAATAGTAATTTCCCGTAACAGAAGGTCCTGTTCCGTATGATTTACCAAATATTCTTGATAGATCATAATTTATTTCTTGTTTAGGTGAAAACGGATCAACCCCTCTTACAAAAACACAAACTTCAAAATTTTCATAATTATACATTGTTTTTATAACATCTGTAATTGCCGATGAAGATGGAAAATTCCCCACAGGATTACAAGCTGGTATTGTAAAAGATATGTTGTGTAATAAATAACTACTTGGGTAAAACCCTGAAGCTCCTTGATTCGCCAAAGATAAAAAGTTGTTTACTGTCATACCAGTGACTAATTGGAAATACTCCATGTCAGTGGTATATTTAAGGAAAGATTGTTCCACATTTGAATTTCCTGATACGGGTAATTGACTAACTTGTGGTGATACTATTTGTATTGTTGCCGGTAATGATGTTGTTCCGTTAGGATTACTTGGATCGGCATAGTTGATAGTAATTGCCGTTTGACCTGTTATCGTAGTTCCTGTGATTGCATTATTATCAAATTGATTGGTTGTTGCTCCCGTTAAAAGATTTAAACCACCACTTAATTGTGGGTTTTGAAAAGTTAAGAAATTACCAACCCCTAAAGAAAGAGTTGATCCTTGATTCATTAGAACAACAACAACTTGATCTTCATAAGGTGTAGATCCTCCTAAAGTTGGGTTAACTGTAGTTTTAATTCTATTTACACCTGTTCCACCAGGTGCTGAAGTGCTACTTTTAAAGTATTTGTCTCGTGTGTTAAATTCATTAAGTTTTTGAGAAAAAGTTACAGATGTTGGGTAACCAAAATATCTTTCGTCTTTCCCACTGTTTTGTTTTGCGGTAAATAAAAATGGTTGAGGAGCCTTTAACAAGTAACTTATCGGTGAAATATATTCATTTGGACTTGTAGAACTAATAGCGTCATAACCCGAAGCGATACGTGTAAAATCTAATGTCGCTCTAGCAACCACATCAACAGTTACCTCATCGTCTTGAACAAGTGTAACTAAAGATTTACAAGGTGCGAATGGTTCATTGTCATTCGCATCAACAGTAAAATTAGGATGTTCAATATTATATGATGCAGAATAATTTACAGGTGCTATTAGTGTGTTTGGTGTTGATAGTTGTTGTGATCCTCCTGAAGTGCTGTTTTGTGCCGCTTCATCAATCTCATTTTGAACTGAGTTGGTGTCGAAGTCATCACTCATGTCTGCATTTTTACAATCACAATCACAACTGGTACAATCAGGATAAGAAATCATAGGTAAACCAATTCTTGGGAATCCTTTGATTTTAACCGCCGCAAAAATTGCAAAAGCGGTAAATGTTGCCGCTAAAGCAATCGAAAATGCCGCCTTGGCAATTAACAGAAATTGTTCTAAAAGAAGTCTAACGGCTTTCAATATTGCACCCGTATCGACTACAGGACCTGCCAAACTAACACTTATTGCACTCAATTGAGTTTCAATTATGTCTGATGAATTTGAAATAACTTCTTGGGTGCTATAAAACGCATCACGAGTCAAAACTATACCCAATATAATTAAAACATATTTTAATATTGGCCAAATAAAAGAAATAAAATGGGCAACAAATAATAAAACTAATATTGGAAACGTTAATATATTAATTAATATGTTGAAGACAAAAAATATCGGGTCGAAGTTTTTTATAATATCATTTACAGGAAACGTATTAACCGTTGATTTACAACTTCTATTATCAATTTCTTTAATACCCAAATGTTTTGCCCTACCAATTCCATTTTTATATCGATCCAAAAACATTGCAGTTGTATAAACTTTATTATATTTGAATTCATAAAAGGTGTCTTCACAATCTATCGCATCTTGAGTATTAGCATAATCATCCCAATCGGTGCTAAACGCATACGATTTATACACATCAAATAAATCTTGAGGATATGATGTAAATGAAATTGATTGAGGTGATGATGGATTAACTGGTGTGGCGATAATCTGAAACTGATCTCCTACATTAAGTTGTATTGATTCAATACTTCCTAAATAAACTTGACCATTAATTAATATTTGATACGATTCTACGTTTGTTGTTTGTGGACTCGCGAAACCAACATTCTGTGAAATAACGGCCGTAAAACCTGAAATCTGTCCCGCCGCTAGTGTATAGTTATATGTTCCTGCATTATTCGGATCGAAAGGGTCTGTATTTGAATTGATCCATCCATATTCTTTAACATTTGGAACTAGAAAGTCTGCCCTAAGAAAACTTCCTTGTAGTCCTTGTTCGTTTTGCCATTTAAACTTGAATCTGTATTTTCCTTTTGTGGGTATACCTTTTGTCGGATCATTTGATATGACTTGTTGGCCGAATTCATTGGTGAACACATAATCCAAATTCATAGGGACATTCAACAAATAAGTCCCGTTATCATCAATAACCTTTCCTCCTTCTTCTATTTCATATCTTTCTAATATAGGTAATCCGTTAACATCTGAAAATATAGTTTGTCTAATTGCTTGTATTTCACCAGGTCCTGCAACTAATTCACAAAGATTTCCTGTATTATTTTTTGGTTTACAACTCACCTTCAATGCATCATCATCTGTTGTTGATATGATTGATCCCATGAATATTGCGGTGGGTTGTATGTTGATATTCGCTTGTTTAGTTAAATCAAAATCAACTCTTGTAATACCAACTTGACATAACTCAGCGTCACCCCAAAAAGGACGAACATCAACATCAAATACCAAATTTTTAATTTGTGGTAATTCTCTAAGGTTTGTGGATGATTTAAATCTAGCACCATTAACTTGAGTTTCAGTTGCTAAACCTTGTTGTATTAAATCTTGTGGTGCCAAAGAAAAACAACCAATGTCAGATAAGTCAACATCCATTACGATTGTTTGAGTTCCAACAGGAACACCAAAGATCATAAAGTCACCACTTTCATTTGTTGTTACAGTAAAACGATAATACTTATCATATACCTCTATATACGAATTATCCATTAGAACATCTCCTTTGTTCGGAAATGAACCTGTTGATGTATGTCCGTTATAAGATGGTAATTTAGGTAATAAGTTATATCTATACCCTTCTTCGTTAGTATCTGTTATACTCTTATACGGATATAGTTCAGAAATTACAGGGTTTAATTCGTCCGCTTCTTCCAATGGTATGAAGACGGAAACTTTGGCATTTGGAAGACCAAATCCATTGTTTACAAAAACTCGACCGACTACAACACCGTAGTCTGCACAAAATCTAGTATAAAGATCGTTGGCCAATATCTTTAAAGATAGTATCTCTAAAGATTCCCAATCTTGTTCTAAATTTACATTTATATATTTGTCTTGACCGACTTCGGTTCTTATTCTATACGATTTTGGCATTAAAAAATCAGTTTTTTCATAAATAGTTTATTTCCTATTTTGATAAAAATAATTCTATTTTGAAAAAAATAAATCCCTAAGAGAAATTGACTGATTTTAAGTTCAAAACTCTAATATTAATATCTTTGTTTGGATACCTTACTTGGTATATTTGTGTTGGTGTTGCGAACAAAGTATCTGCCGTTGGTTGGATTTGTCTTGTTGCAGGATCTGAATATGGCATTGATGTTTGTGCTGATGAATATTGACCTCCGACTTGATTGAAGAATGAAATGTCAGATATACTAACAATACCATTTTCGGCTTGTATCAATCTTCTAAGTTCAGAGATATTAACATTTTGTCCTAATTGTCTAACTAAAGGATTAAAGAAGTCTCCAACTATTTGAATTGTTTTAGAAATTATTGCTCCTTGATTTTGACTATTATCTAACACAACATCTACCGTAACTGCCAAGTCAATAATATCTGCAGATTCAATTGATATGTAATCATTTATCATTCTATAGTTAGATAGATAATTTGCAACATTTTGTTTTAAAGTATTAGACACAACATTTGTTAATGTTCCTGTCGTATCATAAGACAACATTTTAATTCTAATTTTATTATTTTCTTCAGTGATTGCGACTTTAGCAGGAGCCCCAAACTGAGATGGCATTGTTCTAATAATAGAATCGTAATCGTTTACGGTTACCGCTCTTTTTTGTGCCGCGAAGTTAAATGAAACCATGTTTCTAACATCTTCGGTTGTTGGTGGGTTTGCTCCTCCAATTGCTGCAGTTACGTTATTACATTGTAAACTATTGATTACACTTCGGTTTACACTATCAGATGGTCCATTAACGGCAAATGACACAGTTCCAACTTGGTTAATTGTGTTAATACCCAAATTACTTGACAAACCACCACCAATTCTATACTGAACAAATAGTGTTGTATTTGGTGGAAGAGCCGCTCCCATTGCGTAATTGTTAGTATATCTACTAAGATCGAAACCTTTTCCATCAATAGCAAATTGTCTTAATTGTTCATCAGCAGATATATTTCCACCACCAAAAGTCATTTTACAGAAACCTTCAGGTGTATATTCAGAAATAAACTTGTTTGTTGTTGTGATGTATGTTCCAACCTTAATTCCCGGTTGATCAGATGTTTTAGTTGGGTCTTCAACAAACACTCTATCTTGAACCAATGCGTCAACCTCAAACCATCTTTCTTGACCTAATATTAAAAAGTCTTGTGGATTAGGTATTGTAGAATATTGTGTTCCCGGTTTTAATAAAACACTTGTGATTCCTAAAACATTTTTTTCAGGTAAAAATAATTCTAAATATGGTTTAGAATCATTTGGTGTAATAACTCTTTTATATACTTTTGTAATACCATTAACAACAACTTCTCTTTTAACGATTGTATAATTCAATAACTTACCACTTGAATCGAAGTTAGGTATTTTAACTCTATTTGGTGATCCTTCAGCGTTTATTGGTGATGCGAAATCAATATCATAAACGGTTTCAAATGGTTGTCCACCACCATTAACTTGTGATCCTCTTCGTAGAATACCACAATATCTTAAATCTTCTCTATCACCAAAAGCAGGGACCGTAATTGAAAAGTCAATCAACGCAACCGATGGTCTTTGTCCGGGAACTTTAAGACCATAAGTTCTAGCAATATTATATACTGAATTTTTTTGTTGTGCAAATTGTAATACGGTTTCTTGAATACTCCTATCAATTTGATAATTTAAATTATCTGTTACCGCAGCATTCATATCTAACATTACCGAGAAAATACCCGCATCGTTAAAGTTTTGAACTAAATCAGGATAATAAGTTCTTGTAAAATTAATTAACTCGGTTCTAACTCCTTGAAAGTCCCTTACTGTATATGAAATCTTTTTTTCTGCCATATAATATTAAATATTGATAATAATAAAATCACTCGATTCAAAAGCCGAATCTGTTATTCTATAATCTATTTTGATTTTTGCTGTGTGTTCTAATGTTCCAATGTTTGTAACACGAAACTCTCTTTCACCATTTTTATTTACCGTATAACCTTTGTCTTCTAAACCAGCAGAACCTGGTTCAACGGATATGTTAGTGATTTGTAAATTTGGCATGTATGTTCCAACACTACTTTTGATCTCAGCCTCTATATCAGAAAAAGTTGGTCCGTCTAGTGGTTCAAAAATAAATTCATAAAGTCTTGTTCCAAAATCGGGTAAAAAATATCTTGATCCTTTTCTTGTTAAAATTAAATGAACTAAGCTTGACCTTATTTCACCTTCAGTTGAATTAGTAACGTCTAAATATCTTCCCGTAAAAGAATCTACAAAAGGAAAAGAAATACCATAAGTTATACCATTTGCCATATCACATATAAATATAAGTTAGGTTTTTTTTAAGTAAAAATCCTGCAATTAAATTAATGCGACAATTTTACCATCAATAGTCTTTATATCATTAGATTCGTATTCAAACTCAACAAATTTTTGATTAAGTATGTATTCGTTAATAGATTCGGTTATAGGATAACAACTCAAACATTCTATAATCGGTGTTGTTGTTGATTTATATTTATAATATCCTATTTCATAACCCCATATCATCAATGAATTTTTTGTGGGATTTTTTGTAAGAAGATTTACTTTCGTCATCATCATCAGTTGTATATTGCCAATTCCAATATAGTTCTTTATTAGGACTAAATCCATAGAATTTGTGGACCTCTTTTTGAATTTCTGTAACATTTTCACCATTCCAATTTTGACCAACACAAATAAAACCTGTTTCAATACCTTCAACTATATTTTTTTCACCTAAAGTCCTGTATCTATTTTCAATCCAAGTTAAACGTTCTATTAGATTTTGATAAAACATATTGGCCTGTCCCCATCTAACCGAACTAAAGAATACCACAGCGTCTGATTCAAATAATT